AACTGCATGGTGACACCTACCCGCGTCGTGTGTAACAACACGCTCAACTTCGCCCTGCGTCACAACGCTGGCAAGATCAGCCTCCGCCACACCTCCGGCATTAACAACCGCCTCGACCTGACGCGCAAGGAGAATGCGGAGTTTGCCTTCAAGACGCTGCACATGTACGAGGTGTACAAGAAGTCGCTCGAAGAGAACTTTGAGCACCTGCGTAACGTCAAGCTGTCGGAGAAGGAGCTTGACAACATTCTCGCACAGGTACTGCTTTCCGAGAGCAACTACAAGCTGTTCCAGCAGGACGGTATCAAATGCGAGGGTATAAGCAGCGTAGGCCGCAATACCTTCATCAAGGTAAAGGACACGCTGGAGCACGGCATCGGGCAGGACTTCGGGAAGCGTGGTACCGGGCTGTGGGCTATCAACGGCCTCACGACGTACTACCAGAACGAGCATAATTTCAAGAGCGAGGAGGTCAAGCTTGACAGCATCCTTCAAGGCCATGCCTCCCGCAAGGTTGAGCAGATGTACGAGCTGCTGGCAGCAGTATAGCAAACGTTAAAGCGCGGCAGGGGCAAAATAAACGGCCTCTCGCCGCGTTTTATATACACACCTACATAACCGTTAGGCGAACGTAAGAAAACCAATTCTCGTTGAAAAATGAAAAAAATAACTACAGAGAGCATCATCCGAGTACAGTTCCTCAATCCTATTGCGGAATATGGCGGGCAGACTGATTTCTACTTCGGCTCGCTCGCCGCCATCTACGAGCTTTTCACCCCGGAGCAGGTAGGCTGCAAGCTCGAAACGCTCTGGGCTGCGAAGATAGATACCCTGCATCCGAAAACGACGCCCAGGTGCGTAGTATCAAAGCAAGTGTTGTACCGTAAAAAACAAGGCAGGGGTGGTAATTAGCCGCCTCCTGCACTTTTATTTTGTAGTTTCAAAAATAATTCGTAAATTTGCAGCATGGAAACAGTATTTGACAAAAAGCACCAAATGACCGTTGACGAGAAAATTGCGGTTCTCGGTTTTGAGGAAATTACGCCTGACCACCTTGAAGGCTGGACTCAGCGTGATCACTATGGGTTGCTTTACAACCTATACACCTATCGTGGCGACACGAAGACAGCGCAACATTACGCCGACCTTATACCTAACGATGTAAGGAAGATATTCGGCTTGCTCAACCACGATCACGCTACTTCAAGAGTGTGACAATTACCTTCAGAGCATCATCCTTGCTCAGTCCAAAACCAATGATTTTTTTCAGGAGTTTTGCCTTGCCGCTTTCGGTTTCGTTGGCAATATTTATCAGTTCACCCAGTTGTAACTTTCCTTCTTTCTCAAAGAACCTGCGTAGAACATCGCACTCCCTGCTATAGCCGAGCCCGTTGAATTTAATACGTTCAAAATTCTTAGCTTCCACTCCATAGGCTTTCATAATCTTTACGTACCTGTCTCTTGCATATAGCTGTGTGCAGGCTTCTGCTATCTTTTCGTCAATAGTACCTTTTACGATTTTAAATGTTTTTAATGCTCTCGCATGAACACTTTCGTGGAATAAACATTCAACTGCATATTCCTCGCTGAAGGTTAAAGTTTTTCCAGATCGCAGTTTCCGGATGGCAGAATACAAGTGTTCGGCAGGGCAGAACACCTCGCCACTTTCGAGTTTGAACTTAGTTGTTGATATAACCAACTTTCCATCATCCCACGCCATTAACGTTCCATTTTGGAAGTCTTTGTAATTGACCGTAAGACCATCCTTGAAGATTTCAGACTTCTTAGCGACCTGACCAATCCTTCCAGCAAGTCTGTTTTTGGCTTTCTCCCGCAACGAAGATGTACCAATGATTTCGGCATTTTGGAACTGGCTCAATCTTGCGTCTATCATATCATCTTTTACGACCTCTACGAATACATGCTTAGCACCGCCTACCTCCTTTGCCCCAAGTACACGGAACTTCGATCCCCTCGCCAGAAGGTACTCTTCTTGTCGTTCGATTGTGTTGTACGACGATGTGTTAGCAAGAGAAACACCTTTTAAGCCCTTTTTGCCTTTAAGAACGATGACGTAATTATCACCGGCCAGCTTCTTAGCATATTCATGACTAAACGTAAACGAAGAAAAACCTTTGTCAGTAAACGTTTGCCCAATAAGCTTGTTGAGTTCGCTAACGCTCAAGTTGCTAATGGGTAAGTCGCCCAACGTTCTGCTGCTTCTGAATAGGTCAACATTCTTTTGCAACCTCGGTAGTCCCTCAATTGTACTGTCAAGTCTCGATATTAAGTCCTTCCAATCATCAACATCGTTGCTATTGTAACTGTGTTCAAGTAATTTGCCGAAACGCGCGACATCGTTGATTTCTTTACTTCCCGATGTATATTCGTCGAAAAGCATGCCCTTTCTATAATCACTATTGATTATTGCGTCGTATTCAGCAGAGATTGCATCGATTTCGCTGCGTGAATTATTCTTGAAGGAAAGCTTTTCTATAGCATCACGCTGCTCAGTCGACATTAAATCAATGTACTTCTCATTATCCTTCAGAAAATACGGCAGCGACTTCGCCTTGGCTATGCGTTCCTCGTTGTCCTTGACCCACTTGTTGAACTCCCCCGGCACGTCCTTCACCTCGCCGTCCCATTGCCAGTCGGACACGTCCTTCCCGTCGAGGATGGCCTGCTGGTACTCCAGGAACTTCTCAGGTGCCGGTAGTATTGACGTGGCGAAGCACTTGCAGAACGGGTGCCAGCCGGTAAACACAAAGTCTTTTGGGTAGTCGCCCGCCAGCTCGTCGCAGATGTCTACGACGGGGTGGTTTGTCCTGCTCGGCTCGATGTGCTGGCCGAGGACAAAGTCTATCTGCTGCCAGCGCATATTGTCAGCCTTGCGGTATGCCATGTTTGTCTCGGTGGCCGTCAGACGCAACGCATTCTTGTAGCTTGACCGGTAGACGCCCTGACCCGGATGGAACTCGCTCGCGGCACGCGAGAGCCGCAGAACGCCCTTCTCGTCGCGCACCCTGCGGAAAAGCTTGTCCGGGTACTTCAGGAAGGAGCGCACGTCACGGCTCAGGTCGGCAGCAGACTTCCCACGGCCAAGCCCCATTTCAAGAGCCAGCTCCAGCTCCCCCTTGAACTGTCCGAGGTTCCACACGTCGGTACTCAGCCCCATACCGTCCTTCACGCGCTGCTTGAAAGCGTTGAGTGCTCGCCCGTTCTTGTTGTACCAAGGCCGGGAGGCTTTCTTCGGAAAATCGACGCCGGTAGAGCTAAGCATGGCATCCACCATGGCATCGTTTTTCGCGTTGGCCACGCCCCAGGCATCAGAACTTGCCTCTCGCACGTTTGAAGTGAGGCTGCTTGCTAACTCCCCAATCAGCAGGTCAATCTCACGCTTCGCCTGCGGAAAATCATCAAATCGGAAGTCTTTCTCGATGTCCTTGTACCCGGTACGCGCACCGATGGCCGCGCCTTTCCTCGCTGCCTCGTCAATCAAGGCCTGCACCTTGCGCAGCCTCGCGGAGAGGTTGCGTAGGTGCTTGCGGTCATAGACTCCTACCGAGAACTGCTTGGGCTTTCTGCTGTTCGCTGGCATGGCTCACTTGTTATTATTTGGTCGGTTCGTCAAACATGTCAACCTTCTCTTCATCCTCTATCAGCTTGATCTCTTCGTCAACGTCATCTACCATGCCGAGACGTGAGATGGCCGTGCGGCGCGACATGACAGCCTTGCCGCCAGTGGCGTTGCTGTAGTTGTTAATGCGCTCACCTTCCTCGCGTATGGTGTACGGCGTGATGACGTTCTCCACTTCGAGGGCGTCGAAGGCTTCGGCATAGGAAGGGAACATCTTGCAGGCGAAAGCCTTTACAACTGACAGCTCACGGTCGAAGTACTCAATCCATATGCCTGATTCGTCGAGCACCTTCTGCTGTGCGTCGAGGAACATCATCTTGCGAGCCTCGCCTGACATTGGGGTCTGCTTCATGGACTCCTGAGACATGTCTGGAAGCTGTAGGCCCATGAAGAAATTGCTCTTCAGCTCCGAGGTGTGGAACTTGATGGACTCGATGGACTGATCCCATGTCTTGTATTCTGCCTTGGCGTTGGCCGGGTATTTGAGGACGTTGCGCCCGAGACGTTCGTCATCCTTCTCTTGCCCAATCTTGACCTTGTCCTCCGGGTCGCAGAATACTACCCAGTTGGGGCGTGAGTTCTTGCGCACGTAGTTACCGTTGTAGCTGTACGTCCATTCAGCCTCGAACACATTCTCGCTCTGCTCTTCCCACACAGGCAGCTCGCGGTTGCCGTACACACCGTTAATCTTGCCAATCTTGATAGGCTCCGGGGTCATATCCTCAATCCATTCCGTGCCGCTGGCCTTCCAGCGGTAGTGCTGGTCTGCCGTATAGGTGTCGAAGTAGGTCACGCTGACCGTCCCCTCCTTGCGGGTGTACTCAACGGACAGGGCTATCATATCGTCGTATTCGTCGAAAAGCGGGTAGAGCTGGTCGCCCTTCATGGGGCTGTAGTTC